CATATACTTATCTACATATTCTCTTGGAATAATAGTTTCAAGACCATCAGTATTCTGCATTAAAGGAATAGAACCTGGAATCTCTTCACAAATCATCTCATACAACATAGTAAGACTTAGCTGACCATTAATAGTAATCTTCATAGTAAACTCTGGATCATATAAGAAGCTATTAGCATCATTACTTAGACCGTAAGTAGAGTTTAGTATAATCTTATATACATAGTTCTTAGGGTCTGCTTTAGGAATCTTCTTTCTTTCTTCAAAGAACCATTCATACAAATCATAAAATGCTTTCTGTGGAAGATGAGCAGGTGCCCATTTATTTCTAATAGCAAGATTAGGATAGAAGCTTGTAACATCTGAGGTCATAATAACCATATCATCTTCAGCTGTATAAACTTTACTAGCCCGTGCTCCATGGATACCACCTAGACCATAATCAGTTTGAAGACCCTTATATCTTACAGAATACTTAAAACCTCCTTTAGTTTCTCCTGTAAAGATTACTACTTCTTGAAACTTCTTTAGAAGATTTTGAAAGGGAGCTGTTTTAAATTCTATATAAGGTAGTATGATATTTTTAACTACAATCTTATCTCTTTTAGTTCTCATCTGTCTGAGATCATATTTCTTTATACCTGTTTTTTCACATAAGAAATGTAAAAACAATTCTTTAGAAATCCTTGGCTCAGAAGCAGAATATAAATCTATACCATATTCCTCTGTAAGTGTTCTTCTCAAATCAATATTGCTTTTACTAAGCATCATGATCTGTTTAGTAGACTTAACATCATTCCAACAGTATTTAATTATTTCTGGTATTTGATCTGCAGTAACTTCAGTAGTATGATGAATAGGCATATCCATTATGTTATGCCAATCCATAGTATACTGAATCCATTTTAATGAACTTCTCTTAGCTGGATTATCCCAATGGTTTAATTTAAATACATCTAGTTGTCTAATATGTAAATCCCGTGGAGAAAACTCAGAGAATTCACCTTGGTTTTGTCTATTAATAATATCTTGTGCTTTATTATACAGGAATCTAGCAATAGTATCACCATCTTGCTCTAAGAGTTGTTCCTTATTTCTTAATATGTGTTCAGTAATTTGGCTATCAAAACTTAAACCATTAAAACTTACATGCCATTCACCATAAGCAATATTCTTTTCTAGAAAAGTTACCAGTTCTAGAATATCATTTTTACTTTCATGTGCAACAAATACTTCTTGGTCTTCAGATTTTGTGTCTTCAAAACAGGCTATGAAACAATTAGCAAGAGTTTCATAATCCATGACATAGTTTGTCTTCATAGATTAGTTCAGTTAAGCTGTTCCCCCAATTAGTTAATAAAAAAGGGCCCCTAAAGGCCCTTATAATTTAAATACCTGTTACAGTGACCTCTGTTGGAGTTTCTTCTAAGAATTTTTTATACTTAAAAGTTTTTGCATTGATAGCCATAAGATTAATTATATCTTCCATAGCTTTTTTATCTTCAATATAAAACTCTTGAAAAGTATCTATTGTTTTTCTTTCTTCTCTAACAGTTCTACCATTAGGTCTTGCACCTTTTACAAGAAGAGGATCTCCATTATCATCTAATCTTGGAATCATATGTAAAGATGTTTTATTAATTTTAGAAATAACTACAAATACTTTTGTAGCAGGATCTAAAATACATTCTACATAAGGACATTCAAGAGTAACTGGAATTAGTCTAAATGTTTGGCTGTCTTGCCAGGTTGACTGGACAATAATCATTGAATTTTGGCTCATATTATATTGGTTTTTTTTATAAAGTTAATAAAATTAATCTAGAACTGATATATTTTCTAAATTTTCCACTGTAATTCTTAATTTTTCTTTTTCTAAATCAGGTTTACTGCATAATTCACCTACCTTTTCTATTAATTCAATAGAAACATCTAATAAATTAGCATAAGTTTTAAAGTGAGGTTTTGGAAATAAATAACTTTCTACATAGACATAATTTGCACTAACTCTATCAAAATAATTTAAAATTTTATTTTTAGTTGCACTACTCATCTTACTATATTGTCCATTAATAAAATATTCCCAATCATTTTTTAAATCAGAAAAATCAAAAGTATAAACACTAGTTGTATTATCTACTTTAATATAATCATGTAATCTTGTATGCTTTAATAATATGTTTTTTTCAAAAATTAAATACTCATTATCATTTGTTTTATGATAAAGCAAATTAATTTCATATCCTCGGGACTATATCCAGTATTCCAACTAACATAAGTGTCAGTAGGAATAATAACAGTACCTCTTTTAATATCTAAGAGCGGGTATAAGAATATCTTAGACTTTTGGAAATATTTCCTATAAATGCTAACTATTGCCATAATTCTACAATTTTACATTACCAATTGCTAGTTCATATGGTAGAGTAAAGTCTTTGTTCTCATAATGATATTTAATAATATCTATTATTTTATCAAAGTCTTTAAGCCATATTTCTAGACTTTCTTGTGATACTTGGAAAGGGTAAATCTGATTATACTTATCAACCACAATAAATGTTATCACTATATTCCAATCTTCAGCATCTTTCATTGGTTTAACATACTCTTCATAGACTAAGTGGTAATACATGCAAGCTTGAATCCAATACTTGTAATACTTAACCGTTTCTGGAAAGTCTAATAAACCTTTTCCTGTTGTTTTTAAGTCATTAATAAATATGGTTTTTGAATCTGTGTCTATAACTACATTGTCTAAGATTCCTTTATATCCAAATGGTAAGTTGTTTACATTATGTTTAAGTGGCAACTCATTAAACAATGTAATGTGGTCATCTAAAATTTCTTTATCTAAATATAGTAAAGCTCTTACATCTGGATTGCTCTTAAGCATTGCTACTGTTTCTATACAGTTAGCATAAATTATAGGATCAACTAAGGCTTTATTCTGTTTAGTTTTGAGAAACTCAAAATAATTTTTGTTTTGATCAGTAAGAATTTTATCAAGTCTTTGTTGATCAGTCTTTAAGGTTTGGTATAAGTTGCTGTTTAAGAGATCTGTGAGTATTTCCTTTTGGAATTCCTCCAAAAGTAGTGTATTATTTTCAATTAACAAGTAATTTTTAAAAATATTATCAATTAATATTCTATTACTATCTGTAGGAAACTTATCAGGCATTAATATAAATTCCTTTTCAAAGTTCTCAGGCTCTAAAAGTAAACAGTGTAAGACCCTACCTCCTACAAGGTGAGGGTCTATACTGTCTTCTCTCTGATTTAAAACATAGTGTGAATAAAAACTTCTAGGTGAAAATAGTAGCTTATTAATGCTACTATAGCTGAAGTAAAATTTATTCTTGTAAAATTGGTTTAGTTCTTCAGAACCAATCAATGTCTGTATCATTTGTGGTTGTTTGATGGTTATTTGATTCTTCTTGGTTATAAGTGGCCAAATCTTTTTCAGCTAATTCTTCTTCTTCAAGAGCTATTAACTCTGACTTGAGTTCTTTTCTCTCAATTCTAAGTAATGCAGCTTCTATGAGTTCATCTTCTAAAACTTCCTCTTCAACTTCTACAGGATCCGGTCGTGCAGCAACACTAACTTCTTCAGGATTTATTAAATTAATAGATGTTATGTTTAATTTGTCAAGATACTCTTGCTTAATAGTTACTTCTTTAACTTCAAATACTTCATCATAATGTATATTTCTAATAATATCATCACTATATTCCTGATATAATCTCTTAATCATATCTACAGTTAATAAACCTTTCTTCTTGTCTATTATTTGAACAATATCATCAGTATTTATATGACTGACATCTCTTGGTTGCCAATTAAAATAACTAAGCATAGACTTAAAATTTACATGATTCCTTGTATTGCTATTGTTTATCTTATATGCATTTTCAGATATTAACATTAACAAATATAATACACTATCTTCATACTTAGAGTTTGCCATAATTTCCATAGCAAGTACATGATTATCAGTGTCTGAACTGTCAAACATACTTTTAAGTTGCTGGAAAACTTCTTCATCTATTGTTGTAGAATCATCACCATTAATGTTATTTAATAATTCTGCTTCACTGTAAATAATTTTATCCTTAACTGTATTGTACATTTCACTATACTCAGGGTCTATAGTATAGATATAAGAACTAGTATAATCATTTCTAGAACCCTTAGCTAATATATTATATATGTCATTATAATCACCAAAAATATCAGTTTCTCCCGTGCTAGCAATAGCAGTTTCTAAATTCTGTATATAAAAGTCATCATTACATAATTCTTTAATTCTTTCTAATGCATAAGTAGAATTAACTTTATATGTCCATCTAGAACTAGTAATTTTTGCAATAGAGTTTCTACCTGCAAAAATTATATTTGCTTTAGCAGGATCTCTTACTACTCTAATTCCTAAACTTAATGCTAAATCTTTTAACTTAACTCTAGGAATATTAACTCCAGGTAATAAGTATATCATGTCTCCTTTTACAGGAACATATCCTTGTGAATTTACAATTGTATTAAGATCATCTGCACCTTCTAGAAGTTCTAGTTCAAAAGAACTAATTGATGTATCATCTGCAGAGTTGTCAAGTTTTATATTTATAAATTGTTTCATAATGTTGAAATATAAAGGTAGAAGGAGTATTACGTCCTCCTACCTTAGTTTTAATTAGTTTAGTGTTTTTTAAAGGGGTAACTGTTTTATGCTTGTTTTAGCTGATAGCCATCTTCACCACCTTGGTATTCTGCATTAGTTTAGCAAATTTAACTTTGTTTCCATTTACTATTTCTTTAATCATGTAATATCTAAGATCATTAGTAAATGCATCACATTCAGTAGTAAGCTTGGCTAATCTATCAGTAATATCTGCTGGAACTGGTCCTCTTTCAGAAAGAAGCAATGAATAGTTTATTAATCTTGTTGCAATTACGCTAGATATATCTGCTCTAAAGTCATCATCTTTACCAACTGCACTTGTCAAAGCTCCCATTACATATACTTCATCTTTAGTTAAGATGTCTTGCGGAGAAATTATTCTGTCTAGTTTATTATTAATAAACATAGTAAACATAGAACTAAAATCTGCTCCAACAGATCCTTCACCAATCATTTGAATTAGAGGCAGGTCAGCCTCAAACTTTTCTATGGAACTAATAGCATTGAAGAAAGTAGTAATAGCTCTTGGATTAACCTTTTGAGTCACAAGTTCAGGATTCATCAACATAAAGTTAATACATCTACCATCTATCCTTGCAGTCTCAGCCCACTTAGACCATACATTAACATCATACTTTAACTCAACAGAGATAAATCTAGTCTTCTGAGCAATATCCAAACTAGTAACATTATAGTCTCCATTATCTGGATTAGTAGTTAAGATAACATGCCAGTTCTTAGGTAATTTCCAAGAAACATATTCTTGTCTATCTAAGATCTCCATAGTTGCTTGCATAAATCTGTGATCAGCTCTAGTGTAGTCATCTAATACTAAGAATCCACCCTCACCTTTACCTTGAATCCATTCAGGTGCAGCATGAGACATTCTCTTAGCTCCAACTTTGTATCCTTTCTTCATAGCTGCATCTATCTGAAATTCATTAATCCATGTAGAATTACCTTCAGCATTAGTTATTTCAAATTCTTTTACAGGAAAACCTACTAGATCACCTAATTCTTCTAACTGAGATAAATTAAGCTTTACAACTTGCATATGCATTTCTTTTCCTAACTGCATAATAGCAGAAGTTTTACCAAGACCAGCATCACCCTCAATATTAATTGCTACAGGAACTTTACCTTCAGCTTGAATATGTTGGTTATTACCAACCATATGCTTTATAAAACTTTTTAATTCTTCTACATTTAATTGTACTTGATTCATACTTTTTATTTTTATAGTTCTAACTTAATTACCTTTCCTGGTAACTCATCATTCATTTCTGATCTTTCTGACAAAACCCAAAGAACATGTCCTTTTGGTTTTACACGTGTATAGCACTCTCCATCAGTAAAATATACTAGACTAGTATATTTCTTTTGGTTTTCATTATAATATTCTAAGACAGGATCAAATTCTGTTCCTCCTCTTCCTAATACATTTAATTCAAATTTACCATTGTAAGATTCAATAGATCTAATAGAAGTATCACATTGAATTATAGTAACATCTACTCCTGCTTTATAAATATGATTTATTTCACTCATAAACTCTTGTAGTTCAGAATCACTTACAGAACCTGAAGTATCTACACCTAACAACATATGTTGTTTCATCTTAAGTTTAAGACCAGGATTTTCAGGAAACTTTCTATTCTCCTTTCTTCTTATCTTTTTAGTAAATACTTTTGTACTAATTCCAGTAAACCTTCTCATATATCCTCTCCAATCAAATTTAGGTGCAACTATTTCTTCAATAGTAATTACTCCTTCTATTTCTCCCGGGATTCTTCCTCTCTTCTTAATGGTCTGTTCTTTAGCATCTGATAGAACTTTTTGTATTTGTTTATCAATTAGCTTTTTCTCAGCTTCACTAAGATCATCAAACTCTTCCCAGGTACCATGATCAGGGACATTCCCATTTTCTATATCATCTAGTAACTTATCCATAGGTTCATTACCACAAGTACCATTCTTATCCTTTTCTTGTTTAAGCTCTTGTAGTTTCTTATAATAGTATCTACAACCTGCTTTTTCATCAAGATCAAGATCTTCATAATCTTCTATCATGATACCACCTTTAGGTAACCAATCAGTATCAATATATTGATTGATTTCCATATCCATAGCCACATTAGCTAGTTTTTTATCACTAAATGAACCAAAACTTGTTAGGTGACCAAAAGCTATATGCAACAATTCATGTTTTAACAATCCAAGTTGATGTTCTTCACTTAGACTTGTCCAAAACTCTTCATTTATTGCTAACTGGTAATTAATACCATTCTTACTTACTCCTGCTGTGGGTAAATCTTTTCTCCATGTTTTGTTCAACATAATTAAAAAGAACCCATAATAGGGCTCTATTAACATTAATTCTTTTGCTATCTTACTAAGACTAAGTGCTTTGTCCATTATTCTTTTATTTTAATTTGTATATCAAGTTTATCTGTTGGATATCCCATTCCATACAAATGATTAGAAAAATCATTAGTAAATAACTCTAGATATAGTTCTACTGATTCTTTACTACATTTATTGTTTACTAACTCATTAAATACTTTAGAGGAAGGTAGTCTATAGTCTGAACTTTTAAAAGGTAAAACATTTTTTATATATTTAAAACCTTTTTTACAATTTTCTTTCCATACTTCTGCTGGTGTTCTACCAAATTGATATAATACCAATAGCTCACCCAAATGTTCTTTCTTACTAAAGTTATTAAGACATGATAAAGCTATTATAGAATTTTCTTTATCTTTAGAGAGTAACATGTTTAATATATTCCTTGTTTCTTCTTTGTTAAAATTCATAATTTTGATATTACTAAATAATTTGCATATGCATCTTCATATGTTTTGGCCCATATTCTATAGCCATCAATAACAAATAGTTGTTTTTCCATTAGTCTTCAATTTTTAAGGTTTTTATCATCCACTCTGTAGGTTTATTTATATTATCCACCCATTCTTTTGCACTTGGAATATATCCATTGCAGTCTTCCTTTACATGTTGTTCTCCAACATATCTTGTATATACTGTTTTACCATCTGAATTTATAAATGAGTTACCAAATACTTTTTCACATTCAAATATACCTTCACTATGGTGTCTAAACATTCTATGCTTACTGTGTCCTATCCAAGCTTTGGTTTCATCAAACCAATCATGAATAGGTTGGTAATCAGATAACTGACCACCCCATTTTTTAACTGATGATTTGCAATGTTGCATTGGATGTGCCATTAGTTTAAGCTTTGATTAATTAAATTACCATTATGGGTATACTCTTCAGTATTACTAATATAAATATTATTATTAATTGTATAGTTACCAGAAGGAATACTAATAAGTACTGTTCCATAACCACCTTCATTATTCCACCAATCTTCTATTTCATCCAAGAGTTTTGAAGTAGCAAAGTCTTCTATATCTGAATAGAAAGATGTGCTAAGATCTCTTAAATTAAGAACATTTTCACTATAAGGATCTAAATCATCTAAGTCTTGAAGACTTGTTACTTCTTCTGTTGTATATATAATTTCATCAATTGCACCTGAATCTCCTCCACCTGAGTAAAGTATTTTAATTCCGGTCACACCAAGGTCAGCCAACTGTAATAGAAGGCCTGTCATATCATTTTCTGTCATAATTATTGTTTTTTAAATGGACCATAGAAACGGCCCAAGATATTACCATTTAAGAAATCATCCCTTTCTAATACTTCTCTGGTAAACTGAAACTTAACTTCAAAATAAGTAAGTTCTGTTTTAGAGAAGCATATGCGGACCATATATCTTCTTATTTCAATTCCAGCTTTGTGAGCTTCTTGTAAAGTTTTATTACTGCTATAGTAGTTTTCATAGCTTTCTTTCTTGACAACAGTATATTTTTTGGTTCTTTTATCAGTTACTTGAGCTAAAGCTCTTTTACCAAATCTTTTCTTTACAGTAGAGTAAAAGTTTTTCTTTCCAATATACTTAACAAGTTTACCATCAATAGTAGCTTGCATTTCATATACAAACCCTTCTGCATTTTCAGGTATCATTGAATTATTAAACTTTTCTCCATGATATAGCCAACTCATAATAGTACATTTCTTAATAAAGGTAGTAATTCTTTTCTTACAGTTTCAATTCCATGAACTTTAATAGAATCAGATAAATCCTTTTCCATGTTTAAAACTACATAATTAAAACCATATTTAGATTTATATCTTTCAGCTGACTTAATTCCTGGTTCATCATTATCAAATAGTAGACAAACATCTTGATACTTAGTAGATAAACTATTCATAATATTTTCCGGAATCATAGTATTCTCACTGTCTGGTGCAATAGCTTCAGAATTAATAAACTTTAACTTATTATAAGCCATCAAATCTTTAAGAGATGACGTAATAACAAGAAATGGTTTATCATATGTAAGCTGTTCAGAACCTTGAATGTAATCTCTTACTTTAATGAACTTACTGTCCTTTACTTTAGGTTGATATATTTTATAAAGAGAACCATCTTCTTTAAAGTAACCATAGATATAATTACCTTTGATAGTTATACTAGACAAAACTTCATTATCATCTGTCTTTTGCATAATATAATATTCTAATGGACTAACATTATATTTCTCTAATAATTTAGAACCAATCTTATATCCCATCCAATATTTTTGGTCAAGAGTGTTCCAGTGTCTAATTTCAAAATCAGTAACTTTATATCTGCTTTGTTGCTTATAAGATTTTATAGGATTAAAACCATTGTTTAAAACATATTGGTTATAATCTTCTATTATCTTAAAATATGCATGTCCCCTAGTAGATAGATTAAAAAGATTTTGCACAAGACTTAAGGTATCACCTCCATTACCGGAAGAAAAGTCTTTAAACTTATAGATATTATTTTTATCCATGTAGATACACATAGAAGGAGTTTTCTCACGTAAATTAAACACAGATTTTATTTTAAGGTCTTGACCTGTAAGTTTCTCTGTTAAATTAAGATAGTGTTCAAATATCCATTCTCTTGGCACATCTGCCAAATCATAAATTAAATTCTTTGTTGAAATCATAATCATTTAATTTAAAAATATAAGGGAGTCAGAATAACTCCCTTATACAAGAAATGTTAATCTAAACTAAAATCAGAAGAACCTTTACTTGGAGTTGTGAAATCATCTTCATCATCACCAAAGTTTTTTACTTCCTTAACTTCTACCTTTTTAAGATGTTTTGCTTCATTATAAACCATAACATTTTCTCCATAAGCATATGTTTTATTTTCTGCTTTTGGTAACCACATATCATAATTTATATAACCAGACTTATTTATATACTCTTTACCTGCAATACAGAATTCTATTGGTATACCTTTATAAGGAGCCTTATCATTAAAGTTTTTTACAAAATCTTCAATAGTATTAAACTTATTATCTTGTTCTACAAACCATTCATAAAATTCTAAATTTTTAGACATGTTACTTAAGAAAATCATAATAGATCTATCTCTTTGAATTTTAATACCTGATTTAGTTTCTCCATCTGCAAAAGCATATTGGCTAGCCTTAACTCTACCAATTTGACCTTTGTGATGACCTTTACTTTCATCATCTTTATCAATCATAAATCCTTCAAAACCTTCAATAGGTTCTGTTTCTACATTTAGTATTAAATGCTTTGCACCATCAATAAATTGAAAGTCTTCCAAATGCATACTGTTAATAGTTAATGTGTGATTTCCTGGGCCAATTGTTTTTGGCATCCCTGAACCTGTTCCAGTTCCTAAATCTGTTGTACTTAATCCCATTTTGTTTTTGTTTTTAATTATTATTATTTATATACTTTATCCCAATGAATTATTAATTCACCTTTATCATTCATTTCAGAAATTACTATCTCTTCATTTCTTAAGTGTTCAGGTCTTGCTCCACAAGTCACTTCTCCAATAGTCTTAAAACTTAGAATAGTTTGATTACCTTTTCTAAACATATAACCTATTGCATCAGCATTTGCACAAATCAAAGACTTTATTTTACCTGTTAAATCTATATTAGCAGCCATTACCATTTCACCCTTATCATCTACCTGTTTGTCTTTAATATGACCTGATAAAATAATATGGGGTGCTAAAGTATCAATAAAATCTAAAACCTGAAAGAAAGCTTGCCTTAAATATAAATATCCGGCACCATTTGGTAAAGACAATACATTATCTCCATCATAGTTTTTACCCATAGATGTTTGTTTGTATAGCTTAATAGCCAAAGGCATAACCATATCTTCTAATGCAGTTACTGTATCTATAGTAACATAAGTATAAGGTTTACCTGCTTCTTTGATAGCTTTACCTGCATCTAGTAATTCTTGTAAAGAACTAATTTTTACTTTTAAAGCATCTACATAATCAGCACCATTTTCTAAATCTAAAATAAGATTATTTTCTAGTCCTGCAAATGCTGAAGTTTTACCAGTTTTAGGTTTTGAATAGATAATTAATCTTTTAGGATTAACTCTATCAGCCTTGATCTTTTTTGTTGGAAGTACTATAGCCATCTTATTTAAGTATTTGTGCTAGTTTTTGAAAATCTGCAGCTATTCTTAAAAGAATGTCTGAAGCTGTTTCTGAAGTTAATTCAGTTTCTTTCTTTAAGAATACATCTTCAAAATCAGGAAATATAGATAAGGTATTTTGTTCTTTAGGTGCTAATTCTGCAGTAATTTCTGCATCAAGTTTTCTCTTTTCCCATAAATTATAGGTAATTTGAGAACCATCTTTTAAAATTGCAACTAATTCTGATGCTGGAATAATATAAGCAACATAACCTGTTCCTGATTTACCTAATCCTTCTTTAGTTTCATATTCTTCTGCAAAATAAGGATTATAAGTATATTTAAATAGTTGTCTATCTGCATTAGCAGGAACCATATCTATTTCCTTATTATCATTATCTCTTACAATATCAATCATTTCAATAAAGATGTCTACACCTTTATTTAATTCTCCTTCAAAAAGTTGTACTTGTTTACCAAATTTTCCTTTTTGAAAGAAAGCTGTTTTAATAACAAATGCTGGATCTGCTAGTTTTAGTTGTTTAAACCTTTCCATATGGAAAGCATAAAATTCATTTTCTTTTTCTTTTCTGTTCATATATTTATATTAATTGTTTATGCTTTGTGGTGGAAAATCTATCTCCACTATTCTTATGGTAGTTCTATCAAGCTTACAAAAGAATAAACCTGTTAAGCCATTTCTAGATTTAAGAAAGTGAAAAGCTAAAAGCTCTTCATCATTTACTATATATCTTTCAGGACCATAAAATCTTATTTTTCTTGAAAATGGTTTGTTAATACCTATTACAACATCTGCATGTTGAAGTAAAGCATCAGCACCAAATAAATCAGAATCTAAAACATAATTACCATACTGGCCATCTTTAGCTCTGTCAGGATGATCAATATTTCTATTGAGCTGACTTAGAACTATAAAAGCTATAGGATATTTCTTTTTCATCTTTGTAAGAGCTTCTCCTAATGCATAAAGCATTTCAAACTTATCTTTTTCTTGTTTTGCAACTCTAAATAAAGATGAGTGATCTATAGTAATTAAAGTATTTAGGTAATCATATGTTGGATTATCATTTTGATCAACACCTTTTTGAACTTTGTGTTGTTCCATATAAGCATGTATAGTTGCACACATTTCATCTACAGTACAGGGATCATATATTACATCAATCACATCTGTATGTTCTGTTTTTTCATATACTTCTACACATTTTTGAAAAATAGTTTTGTCAACTAATTTTCCTTTACTCATTAAAGTATTGTAATCAGATCCTGTATTCATAGATAGTTTTCTAATACCATTGGTTTCATCAACCATTTCAAATTGAAACTTTAATACTCTGAAGGTTTGGTCTGTGTTTTCTGTTATAACATCATTAACCAATTGCTCCATAAATAAAGTTTTACCAACTCCTGGTCTAGCTCCAACTACAGTAATAGTTTTCCATTCAAGACCATCACAAAAAGCATCATTAAATCTAGTCCAAGAAGTTTTTAAGGATTTTAAATCTCCTTGTCTTCTAGCTTTGATTTTTAGAATAGCTTTTCTTAAAGAGTCTCTTTCACTAACAGGCTTATATGCCCTAGCTCCATTATACAGATTTTCCATAACAATTAATTAAAAATGTCTATTGTTTTTTCTTTTGAAATATTATATAGGAAATGAAGTATGGTGATCATACCTTCAATTACTAAGTATTCCCAAACTGATATTGGGAATATAAATTTGTGGATAACCACATATGCAAACAAACTACTAAAAACTGCAATGAGTAGTAAAACCCCCCTTGACTTCCAATTCATAACCTTCTCTCTTTAATAAATACTACTTCATCATCTAATACATTATCAATCATATTACAGTAATCAGCTAACTCAGAATCACATGTTTTATCAATATTTTGTTTCCTTATGAAATACTGAGAAGTTCTCATGTATTCATAGTTCTTTAAGCTGTAATCATATATATATTTTTTTGTTGCTTTAAAAATCATATCCCAATCATATTCATAGTTTTCAAAGAACCATCTAAAAGAATTTTCTAGGTTTTTAGGATTTACTCTTGCATATTTTCCACTAGATAATTTTCTATTAGGAAATATCTCAACATAAGTTTTTATGTTGTTAGTAAAGTTGTCACCCAGTAAATCTTTAGTTGTTTTCTTTTTGGCTTTTTTAAAATAACCATCTATTTCAACTGTAAATATAATACTTTTACTTGTTAATTGCAAATTTTCTTCCAACCAACCTTCTTGTTTTAATTTTGTTACCTCTAAACTACTATTAACATATTTATTTGGTTTTACATTATTATATATACAATATAAAACATAGAAACTATTAGGTGTTAATTCTTTTTCTATAAGTTTATTAAATATTTCTTCCATGTTTACCAAATTATATCAATATTGTGATATTGCTTTACTAATAATTGTGTTTTTAAAAATACATTATTAGAGTCCCAATGTTTTTGTTTTGTATATGCTGCACTAGCAGGATGACTTACAAAAAGTTTGTGATTATTATCTCCGGTAAGATCTGCCCATTCCTGAGCTTTTTTACCCATGTAAATATACACAATATTTTCTTTATTATGTGTTAAATAATCAAGTAAATATGCTGTAAAATCTTTCCAAATATCATAATGACTACCAATTTTACCTACTTCAACTGTTAGAGATGTATTAAGCATTAAAATACCTTGTTTTGACCATCTTTTTAGATCTACATCAGTGGAAACAAGATTATCTCCATAAACAGTTCTGTTTACTTCTCCTAAAACATATCTTAAACTAGGTTGTAAAGCATTAGTATTACTACAGCTAAATGATATTCCATCAGCTACTCCTAATTGAGGATAAGGATCTTGTCCTATTATTACTATGTTTAATTTATCTAAGGGGCATTCTTCAAATGCTCTAAATACCTGTTTTAAAGGTGGAGTAAAATTTTTATCTTGACTAGATAATTCATACAATTGATTAAGTACTTTATCAAATTCTCCACTAAATATAAATGGTTTAAGTTTTTGTCCCCAACCTGATGGTTCAAGTTTATCAAACATTTTTTGTTTAATTTCTTCTATGTTTAATTTTTCTTTCATATATTTGTTAAAATTTAAATGTTATGGCTCTTACAGTTACAGAAATGAAGGATGATGCACTTTTAGAAATAAAAGTAAATAAATCATACTATTTTATGGTTAAAGCAACTGCTTTTTATTTATTTAATCATATTCCAGAAGGTGATAAAGAACTTTTATTAAAAGAAGTTACTGAAAAAAAATATGAAGATCTTAATGAATGGCAAAGATCTTTTTATACTTTAACATTATTGCTTGCAGAAATTGAAAAACAAGCAAAAGAAACTAATTCTTATACTGATAAAGTAATATTACAAGAAGGAGATGAAGGTTATACACCTTCTACCCAAGATTAATATTATATAATTCTCCTATTGCTATACAAGCTTGAATAGCTAGTAATAGTTCATCTTTACTACAATCTGCAAAAGATTTAAAAAATATTGCTCCACCACCATCATAAGCTAAACCAGATTTTTGTTTAACTAATACTTTCATTTCATCAAAAGTATATCCTGATTCAAGAGCCAATTCTCTAATGCAGGCATGTATTTTTGCTAGTTGTGCTACACTTTTATCACTAGAAGTAAGCCCTATAAACATCTCTACTTCCTGACCTTCTGGAAGTTTATCTAGAAATAATTTATAATTTAATTTTGATTTATCATTAGGATAAACTAACTTTCCACCCTGTTTAACTAATTTTACTGTAAACATATTGATTATTTTTTGTATATTAATGTATATGACAAAAGCCATAGATAAAAAAAATGCTCTTAAAAAAAACACAGAAATTGTGTTTGAGTACTTAGAAAAATTCCCAAATGCTCCATCTAAAACCTTAGCTAGAAAAATTTATGCAGAAAATACTGCATTCTTTGATTCTTTTGATATACCATATTCTAGAATAAGATATTACAGAGGACAGTTAGGTAAAAGACATAGAGATTCAATGAATAATAACTCAAATAATAAATTCATAAAAGAACTAAAGATTAAAGTTATGCATAATAAACTTACTTTACCAGAATCACATACAAAAACAAGAAATAAATTTACTTTTCCTTCAGGATGTATGAGATTAGGTGTGTTTGGAGATGTCCATATACCATTTCATGATAATACAGCCCTAGAAACTATGTTTACTAAGTTTGAAGAAGAAAATGTAGACTCTATATTTATTAATGGAGACTTATTAGACTTCTATCAGCTATCATTCCATGAGAAAGATCCAAGAGTAGTACATTTTAAAGATGAGATAGAGGCAGGAAAAGAATTCCTAGCTTACATCAGGGATAGGTTCCCTGATATTCCCATCTATTATATTACAGGAAACCATGAGAATAGATTTGAAAGATACCTTAGAATTAAGGCATCAGAGCTATTAGACATGGATGAGTTCAAACTAGATGTTATTCTTCAAGTAGCTGCATATAAAATAGAGTTTATTCCTTTTAGAAGCAAAGTAGTATTTGGTGACTACACTATAGAACATGGTGATAAAATACCTGGTGCTGGTGGTGTAGTACCTGCTAGAACACTTCTAATGAGACTTAAGTCTAATTCCATAGTAAATCACTTCCATAAGTCTAGTGAAAGCTCACAAAGAGTTTATGGTCCTGGAGAACCAACTAGTATCAAAGGATATAGTTTAGGATGTATGTGTGACCTTGCTCCTGAATACATGGAAATCAATGAATGGAACCATGGATTTGCTATAATGAAAAGAATTAAAGATAAAGTTTCAGTGACTAATTACAAAATAGAAGGTAATACTATATTATAATGTTTCTACCAGTAGAATTTAAAGATAAAGATGGTTCATATTATGAGCAACTTAATGTTACTCACATTACTAGAACATCATTTATAAATAGAATGAATCCTGATGCAGGATCTAAAATTCATATGAGAACAGGTGAGGTATTAACCACATCTGTTCCATATGATATATTATCTACAGCTATTGATGAATGCTGGAAATCAGCTGCATCAATGATTATGTTTAGTATTCTAGCAGAAAAAGCTAAAATCTTATCTGTTAAGGATTTAGATTCTGAAGATCTTGAGCCATCTGCTTCAACAGAATAATACTTTCTTTATTTATACTTTTTACTGTTGGCCATTCATAATTACGAACTTCCCAAGTATGAGTAGTACTATGATCACTATCTGTAGAATCTAGATTTAAACCTTCCATTAAATCTAAAGAATAATAATAATAATCATATCCATTGTTGCTTTCTTCATCTGTGACTGTGATTTTATTAAAACCAAGGTCAATTAAGTCTTGTTCTGTCATCAATTAAAGTTTTAGTTATTTCTTTTGCAATATGCTTTGTACATTTAAATCTATTCTGAATGTACTGAGCTAGTAATCTAGGAAAGTCACTTTCTGGAAATAATTTAATATATTTCTCCATTTCAAGTTCCATTACACTAGTAATAAAAGTTTTTTGAATTTTACTCATATCATCTAGCTTTCATAGTTTGTGTAAATACTTCATGATTTAGTATTTCTGAAGGATATGTTTCAGCTATTTGTAAATATTCTTTTTTAGCTTTATCATATATACCATGCTCTGTTATTCTTAATTGTCTAAGACTCATGATAGCTAAAGTTACTATATTCATGTTATCTTCATCTTTAGATTCCATCATACTAACTAAATTTTGAATTTCAGAATCATTAATATAATCAAATCTTTTAACTAACTGCAATTCAGCCATATATATAAATGGTTTCCAGTCTCCTTTTTTTGTACCATCATGATACATCCACCAGAGATAGTTTAAGTTACTATCTCCTACTTCTGTAATCCTATGATGCTCCTCTACAATTTCTTTTGTTAGAGTTTTCATTTCTTTTGTCATTCTTCTAAGTTTAAATTGTAATCATTTAAAATATCTCTTATAAATTCCCGAACCTTATCAGCCATATCTTGTTCTTCTGGTGTAGCTTTTGTATTATCAATGACACCATACTTTGTAGCACTCCTTAACTTTTGGTCAAGATCCCACATAGCAAGCTTCCATTTATATCCATCTAATGCTAATCTAGCATCATTACCTTCTTCTTCAGAGTTAAACTCCAGTATTATCTTCCCCATTTGTTATATCTTTTAGTTGATTCCATATACCTTCTGCTTTTTCACCCCAGTACATATCACAAATAAACTTGTCATCTTCTATTTTACCAGGTATTTCCATAAAGTAACTTTGCCATAATTCATTCTTAGGTGCTGTAAATCTGTAACACTTTTCTTTTACAGGACAATCTGTGCCTGGACATACTGTTATATCACTCATTGTTCTTGTTGTTTAGTTAATCCATCCTTCCACCCTTGCATATATTCTGCGTGCATTTGCTCCTTCTCCATTTCTTTGGCATGATTAAATGCTATTTCCCACTCATAATCATCAAATGGTTGTCCTTTCTGACCTTGACGTATTTTTTCAAGCCATTCTACTGCTGTTTCTTTCATATAAAAAAAGGTCTAATTGTTAATATTCCTACTATAAATCCAATGCTAAATGCTAATGCAATAATTGCTCTTCCCTTGAATGTCTTAACTTCAATAGTATAGTGGTTCATTGGTAAGCATAAAAAAGGGTTAATTCCTGCCATCATAACCATACCCATCCAGTGCTCATCCATTAGAAATCTAAAACCTGCAATACTATTTGCTTCTAAAACTATTGCGGAAAAAAATACAATTAATAATTTCCACCATTTTACTTCTTTCATGTTATTTTTAGTTAATTGTGGTGATTAATACTTAATTTTCATACTTTGCGCTCATTTTACTTAATTTGCACTCAGTTTTATCATTTTTATTTAAGATATGGGGTAATTTTTACCACTTATCCTTTATCAAAATGTCACATATATTAGCTAGAATTGTGACAAAAAGGTATAAATAGCTAATATATTAGTCACATTTTATTTTTTCTTTGTTCTTTATAATCTATAATAAATCCTATTGCCACAATGATATTCATACCAAAGGACATTAATATCTCATGAATATCAGCATATACATTCATTGATAAATGTATATGACCAACCATCCAAAAAGGTATGGATAAGTTTTGGCTTACCCATACCAATAGATATTTTATAAAGTGTTTCAAGGAGCAACTACATAGTTGTATGCAGATGTGCTTCCAGACATTTTAAATTCATATATTTCTGAATCACATGTAGTATCATTGATTCTTATTTTTATTGATGAAGCACTTTTAAAGCTAGTTAGTATTTCATGTGCTGCTAAGTTATCTATAAAAAATACTGTTGTATTATCTTCAGAAGTATAGCAATCTAATAGATTATATTTTTCATAAGTCCCGTTAACTAAAAAAGACATGTCTACACTAACATTGTCATCACATATGTACACACCACCAATATAGAAAGATATTTCATTATTATAATTCTCAAGCTTTAACCATTGATTTTGAGCAACATCAGTATATGCAATCTTATATGGAGCATCAAAGCCATTATTAATTGTTTTGCTTACCCATTGTGCACTTGCTGTATAGCTTAGTGCTAATCCTATTACTAATAATAAAGTTTTCATAATTTTTAATTTTTATTTGGTTTATACTTAGGCCTATTCTTCTGAATCACCTTTTTCTTTTAGTTCTTTTAAGAACTGTTCTTCTGCATGTTGATCTGCTAGATCTTTAAGGTACATGTACTGTTCTAATGTTAGAAATTCTAAATCTTTTTCTAACATTTCCATATATAATTCTTTTACTCTTCCCATAATTAATAATATTTTAAAAGTATCTGTTGTTTAATTTTTTCTAACTCTTCTAATGAACTACATTCTAAAACTACTTCTTTTAGTGTTTTGTAAAAATTTATATGTACAAATTCTTCTTTTAATTCTTTAATATTATTTAAATAAAAAGAATCACCATTATTAGTCCACAGTTTATGATTTTTAATACCATTCATTACAGTAGTATGCTTTAATCCAAATACTCTACTTATTGAAGAAACACTCATACCATCATTTTTAAGTATATTAAATAAAAAGTATCTCTTATCTAATTGATATCTATATCTAGACTTTTCTTTTAGATCATATTTATCAATGAACTTTTGGACTAACTCCAAGTTACTCATACATTATAGTTTTTAAATTAATTCTAAGTCAGCTTCTCTAACTGTGACTTCTTCTTCTTCTTTCATATTAGCTAAAAGATCTAAAGGTAAGAATCTTGCAGCATCATATAATTCATAAGGAAAAGATTGAGATGAGAGTTGTACTTCTTTAAGAAGAACTCCATACTTATTTTTTTCAAGACCCATTCTAACTATTCTAGTAATAGTATATGTAGTGCCTTCAGTTATCCATTCTGAATCTGGTATTTTTTTTGGTTTATTTGAACTATCAATGCATACTGCCTTCATAAGATTCTATCATTACTTTAATGTCCAAAGATATTAAAGTTTGTGTTAATTCAAACATTTCATCCCAATTCCCACTCTTAATACTGCATTGACCATTGGTATGTGCAATTAATGCACATTGTTCTGCTTGTATAGGTTCATAAGTACAAAACCTCATTAAGCAAGCCATAATGTACGGGAAATCATGCACATCATCATTATACATAACTACTTTATATTGTCCTGGTATTTCCATAATATAATATAATCAATTATAAGCTAATATTATAGTTTTTCCAAAGTATTTTACTTTGATCAAAACCTTCTAATGCTTCTTTACACCATTTCTCATCAACTGTCCCTATGTAACATAGTATATGTACAACAGCTTTATCATCTGGATTTAATCTAAGTAATCTTCCAATTCTCTGACTAGCTTTTCTTTCATTACCATATGCATGCATAATAATACCTTGTTTAAGATTAGCAATATTAACTCCTTCATTTAACTGCATAACAGTAGAAAGTTTATCAATAGTATCTTCTTTAAACATTTCCAGATTTTCTTCAGATTTAGGATTATTACTATGATAACTGTGAGTACACAATCTATCAGCTTGATCTTGAGTATTAGCAAATACAATACACTTAGTATTAATACTGTTCATTAGTATTTTAGTATATTTTTCTTTGCTAGTATATTCCATCATGGCTTTCATTCTCATTACTCTAAGAATATGTGCAGGACCTGAACCTATATCAATTCTATTACTCCAATAATTATAATTTAATTGCTCAGAGGTAATAAAACTTTTAGTTTTCATATCTACAGCATAATTCTTTGCAGTATTAAGTTCTAATTCATGTACTATGATCTGGTAATCATTAAGTATTCCATTCTCTATAGCATCATCTGCTTTAAAAGTATATACTACAGGACAAAACTCCTGTACTAGTTTACCTTTTTCAGAATCTTTATATTTTGGTGGAGTACCAGTAAGACCAAGTATCTTTCCTTTGTACAGTTGCAAAAATCCTCTATGACTATCTAATAAACTATGAGCTTCATCTAAATACACAGCATCAAAGTCAGCAGGGTTATGTTTATTTAAACTTAAATAAGTTGTAAATGTAATCCTGCTTAATTGTTCTTGCATGTTAAAAGTTTCTGCATCATCTTTCCAAGATTGGAAGATAGATTTTTTAGGTGCAACTACTAATGTCCTCATAAGAGGTGTAGTATTAAGTTCCATATGTTTTAGGCCAACAAGGGTCTTACCGACCCCTGTGCCTAATACTACAGAACATTTTTGATTACCTTCAGTAGCTTTTAATGCTGCTGCTTGTATTTCTTCTCTGTTCATTTACTTATTATTTTAATAAATTTTTCTGTTTGTTTACATTGCGGAAACTTTACACAACCATAGAAAAATCTATTAGTGTGTTTATTAGTTCTAACAATCATAGGTATTAAACATTTTGAACAGTTAGGAGTAATAAAAACTATTTCATCTGGAGTTTTTTTTCTAATAATAATACTATTAGTTAAATTTGCCATTTTTTGTTCAGTTTCTTTTTTTACTGCAGCTTCATTTTCATAAAACTTTTTTTCAATCTCCTTATCTGTTATTAAAAAATGTTTACATGCTTTACAAGTAACTTGTCTTAAATCAAAAGTTTCTTTAACATGTAAATGATTACAAGAAACTCCTATTGCATGGATAATTGGTTTCATACATATTATTTTAAGTGTCCTAACACTCTTGCCTCTGCAGGGTGTTCGTGCAAATGTTTGTGACATGCTCTACAAGCTGCTTTCCATGTACTTTGTACTAAATAGAATGCATCTCTGTTAGCTCCTGCAAAAGTGTGGTGCACATCTGATGCACCATTACTACAACAAGAATAATTAAGCTCACACATAGAGTGATCAGAAAGAAACCTTTCTCTTAACTTAAGATACTCAGCATCTTTCTTTTTTCTTTTAGAAGAAACCAGAGGGATTTTATAATCAGTTGGTTTCTGTATATTATCTTTATTCTTGGGATTTTGGCAACTCCAACAATATTTACAATACTTGAATCCCTCATGGTTCTTCCATATAACAGTCATCTTCTGACAACCATCACATTCTTTAAGCTTTGTTTGCATTCTTTAGTCTTGGTAATTGGTTTTGAGGTATCTCTAAACTTAAAAAGTTTTTAGGAAGAATACCTTCTATCATAAAGATACTAATAATCTGCTCTTTAGAGATATTTAAATCTTTAAAAGTTAGAATATTTTTAAATTTATCATCAGTTTTAGTCTCAGATAATAAAAACTGAGTAATTGGACTATTTGGAAACAAAGTTTTAAATAGAAAATTAGTATAACTAATAGTAGCTGTTTGTTTAAAAGTATTTAAAACAATTTGAGCTCTCTTGTATACATTTATTATTCTTTGTTTCTTTTTACTACACATAGTAACTAGTTCTTCTTCTGTTAATGAATTTAGACCATACAAAGCTCTTTTATAAAGATAATTTTGATAGTGGTTATATCCATCTTGCTCATATTTTATATGATTTTTATCTGCATTAAGCTGATATTCTTTTATATTTTGTTTTAACTTTTCCATAATATACATTTTTAAAATAATAAATAATAAATAAGGGCCATTTCTGACCCTTATTTTTGTGCAATCTTTAATTAATATTAAATAATATCAAAGTCTGAATTAGGTTTAACTGCAAAACCTTTGCTTGCTTGTAAATCATATGCATTTTTTAACTCCTCAACATTATCATGTTCAATTGTAATATCAACAGAACTAGCACTTGCTGAATAATAAGTTTTCCTATAAATAGGTTCTCCACCTACACGGCAAACAATTCCTGTTTCACCTGCAATTTTTAAATCTCTTTCAGGAGTTTTTTTATTAAATGGAGTCATTGCTTCTTTAACAATTATATTACCTGGTAAAATTTGACCAGCATAAAAATTTGAAGCTTGTAATAAAGTTATAGGACCATGTATTAAAGAAGAAAAAGACCTTCTTCTTAAAAATCCATTCTCATCAATTTGAGTCCTTGTTTGTTGTAATCTTACAAAACCATATTCTGGATTATTTGTAGATTGATTAATTACTGAATTTGTTGTAGCATCAGCTACTACTGTTACATTTGAGTTCATAACTTGGTTGTTAAATAATAAATAAATTGATTTGTGAGTGGAATACTATACTATAGTTACTCAAACTAATAGTAAGTAATAAATATTCCTATTGCAATAAGAATACTATATATCTGTGGGATCCTCTAAATTAATAATATCATCTAATGAAATATCATCAAATGTATCATTCTCTTCATTCTCATCATTAGGTAAATATGAGAAATCAAACTCTTTGTATGTGGTATTTTCTACTGCTGATCCTGTAAATGGATCTACAATATGTACTCCATGATCTATGCTCATTAAAAACTGTATATCTTGGTCAGTCATCTCTAGAAATTGCTCTATAGAGAGATAAATTACTTTTCCATTAGGTAACTGATATTGCATGTTTTTATATCTGTAGTAAAAATACGTGATAATTTTATGTATGATTGCTTGCAGAAAATAAAATATTGCAGTATATAGCTAAAACAATAAAAGGGGAACATTATATTCCCCTGTTATTTTGGAAAAGCATATTCTCAGAATATACTATTTATAATTTTGTGCAATTTTCTTTACTATTTTAGCATAATTTGCATTCTCTGCATAATTACGTCCAATATAGTTATAATATTGTTCTTCAGTTTTTATATTTTTTAAATATGCAGCTTGATAAAGTGCATAATCAATTACACAATCTTTCCAATTATTATAGTAAGCATGACCGTGTTGTAATCTAATACAAGTTGTTGGTCTACTTCTAGCTTGTTTCATACCAAAAAAGTTATTATTACTTTTAAATATATGTGAAGTAAAATTACCTGATTCTAATTGAGCTTGTGCTAGTATAATGTGAGGAAATTTTAAGTTTAAAGAGTTAACATAAAGTATTAATTTTTCTTTAGTAAATAATGAATCATCAGCTATTGTAGATGAAACTTTTGTTTTATAATATATTTTTGTTACTCTAGGAGTATACATAAAACTAAATAACATAAATAAAGCAATACCTAAGAATATCCATATTATATAAATAAAGGGTCTTAATACTTTTTCAAATTCTATTTTGCTATTTACTTTAGCAATATCATATTCTAAATCATTAACTCTTATTGTTATTACATCAGGATCAGCTCCTGAATTCTTAGCTCTTTCAAGAAGTGTATATAATCTTGTTCTAAGTTCATATAATTTACTTAATTTTCTAAATATCATATTACAGTTTTTAATTAATAAAAAAGCCAGCTGTTACACTGGCATATATTAGTATCCTGCTGAATACCGCTCATCAAATTGAGCTTGTGTTACTTGATTGTTTTCAATCCCAAGGTTAAATGCAACTTCTGTTACAAACTCTTCATTTTCAGAGTTGTTTATTGAATTTTCCCATTTAACTTTGCTATAAGCATCACATGTTGTATGTGATGATCCACAAGATGTAGCTATTATAGCTACAATTGATATAATTACAAAGTATGCAATTACTATTAAATTAATTTTAATTGTTTTCATATTTTTGTTTTTTTAGTTAAGTAATCATAATCCCATATTGCTATACCTGCAAGTATTGCAGATAGATTAAATCCTATTAATGCTAACATAGCATCATTATTTGTTGTAACTGTATATAATCCATAAATACAGATAACCATCATTGCTAATCCTAGACTAGCAATGATTAAGCTAACATTTTTATTTCTCATATATCAGTTCTTAATGCAAGAGATATAGTAAAAGATAGATAAATTATTTCTAATATCCAATTAATTACTGAAAATCCCGAAAAATCCATAAACTGCATAGTTAATGCTCCTACCATAAAGTATTGCATTCCAATTGCTACTAATAAAGCCATAGAGACTTTATTAATTTTTGTAATCATAGTTTCCATAATCATAATAAGTTTTTTAAGTCATTGTAAATACTATATTTTGCTCTTATTTCTTCTATGTCCATAGAGTTAGACATAGCAATAGTTTTGTAGTATTCTAATCTTTCATCAATAAGTCTCTCTATTTCTTTTCTACAGTCTTCACTGATAACATTAAAGACTTCCTTTAACATTATGTTGTAAATTAATACTTTTAGTTCATTTGAGTTTTGCATAATTTTAAGTTTTAGTTTAAGTTTAAATTAAAAAGGTAAATCATTAAAGTCTGCTATTGCAGTAGATATAGAAGTATCTAATATAAGAACTTTTCTTTCTATTAGTTTATTTACTTTATAATCAAGTTTATATATTTCCAAATCTTTAAGAAAATTTGGAAAATTTGCTCCTGTTATAAAGCCTTCTACTCTTATTCTGTCACCTCTACCTGTAGAGTAAATTGCTAAGTGTTCATTTTTGTCAACTAATTTACTTGCATCAGCAACTAATAAGTTAACATTTAATTTAACAGTGTGTAGACCGGCTAACACACCATAACCAAAAGGATAATTTCTATTCATAAGTTTAATTTTTAAGTTTAGTTTAAGTTAATTAATATCCCTCTGCACTCAGTTGTAATACAGAATTCCACTGATAGAGTTCTTAGCATTATACCTGGAAGAGGTTGGTGCAAGATTTTTCACTCATTATTACAACTGTCTACCCTTGGGAAGTAGAAATGGTGCATTATTAATCCCACAAGAAATTAATCTTGCGGGAATAAGTACTATGACAATATCTTTTCTGCCTTATAACTATCTCTAAGGACTATTAAGTCATCTATAGAGAGAGTATTTAAGAAATCAGCATAAGCATTCTTGTCTAATCTTTTGTTAGAAGCTGTAGAAGCATCTTTAATAATTTCTGCAATTAATTTAAAAATCATAACTGTAAGTTTTTGCATTATAATCATATGTAACAGTACCAAGCCCTGTTATTTGGCAAAATTATTTAATTCCGGAATAAGTTAGTATGTTACTCTAACTATAGAAAGAGATAGAGAGAGATAATACTATTCTTAATGTATATACTAAGTCTATTTTAGCTATATACTATATAATATGAGGGCTTAAGACCAAAGCTGTAAGCTATTACTGCCTATAAAATCATAGATAGGTTATTAGTTAATCTCATTCTTCCTCTTTTTCTCACATATCTCATTTTATAACTACCTGATTATCAGTACCAAAGTCACATTGTTACACAGGCTGGAGACTTTGTTATAATAATCTAGTTTTAATAGTTACATAGGTGGTTAGTAGGTCTAGATGACCGTGGCATATCCACACTCAAAGAAGTTGAAAGCTGTACGCCCCACCTGCCGGAGGCCGGTTAAGTATATATATAGACTATTTGCTACACAGTACCTTTTAGTACTTGCCAAGGCAAATATTATCTTTTATTTTGTATACTCTTTCTGCCAAAGGCTGTTTAAA